CACCCCTCACGGGGTGGCCGGGGCGATCGTTTCGCTCTTACCTCTTTCCCACGAATGGAGAGTCATCACATGTCGGGTCCCAGAACAAAATGGATTTCGACGCCCATACCCGTTGGGTACACGCCGTCGGGTCCATTTTCGCAAATCTGGGATTACGACTATCGGGCTCTTCTAGTCTCCGTTGGTCACAGGTGCCACAATGGTACCTGGACTGGAGGTGGTCCTTTCGCTTGTTACAGGAAAACCCTGTACAGTGAAGGTGAACTGACTCAGCCCTACATTTACTTCGACGTTCCTTATATAGGACGTGCGAAGGGCGTCGTCGGCATTGCCGGCGGAGCGCCACCTGTAGTCCCATCCGCCCCGTCCAGCGCATCCCTCCTTGCCTCGGCGCAAGCCTATGGTTTGAAGGGGTACAACAGGACGCGGCCTGGAAGGCCGGTTGCCGATCTTGGGGTGTTCCTCGTGGAACTCCGTAATGACGGCTTGCCAACCCTCCCTTTCACCAAAGGCCTATTCGGGAGCCTCCTTCGAGGGATGCCCCTGAATCGGATCCCAGGTGAACTGCAAGCTCGCGTCAAGAAGGTTCTCGACGTCCGTAATAAAACGGGCGGTTCCGAGTATCTCAACGTCGAGTTTGGATGGAAGCCTCTTGTTCGTGATCTGCGGAAGCTTTACAGCCTCTGGCAGACCATCGACAAACGTATCGCGGACATTGTCAAAAACAATGGGCGCGGCGTGAGGCGGCGTGCGGAGCTAGTTGATACGACAGACACCTTCCAGACCTCTGCGGACTACGGGTACGCCTTTGTTGGCGTGCTTGGAGCACCACCGAATTTCTTTGATTCGGGGGGGTCGAGGTGGACTGTCACCCGTACGACGCGCGAACACATCTGGTATTCCAGTAAATACATTTACTGGATTCCAGACACGTCGTCGTCGCAGTGGGGACTTCGGGCACGTGCCGCATTGTTTGGGGCGTTACCAACCCCTGAACTAGTATGGAACGTTATGCCCTGGTCATGGCTCGCTGACTGGTTTTCGAACGTTGGCGACTTGATGTCAGCCATTAGTCCGGGAGCCGTCGAGAACCTCGTGCAGCTTTACGGGTACACGATGCGCCATACCGTTGACAAAACGGTTGGTCACGTGTGGACGTGGCACGGGTTGCCGCCGCAGCCAGAGTCGACTTATCATCGGCACTGGCGAACGATCGACATGTCCTTCTCATCGACGTTGATCGAGGAGGCAAAGACTCGTGCTGGCGGTTTCAATCCATTCGGTCCGGATGTCAGCCCTTTGGACCTGAGTCCAAAGCAGGTTGGGATCCTGTCCGCACTTGGACTTTCCAAGTTCGGCAAATGACAACCCTTCCCTTTAAGGAACAACCACGTGTTCGCAGATCCTCAGACCGTCACTTACGCGACAGTCGGAAAGAGTCTGGCGGCTACGGGTCGTACTGCCGATACGTCGGAGTATAGACTCAACGATTCGGGTGTGCTTTACACGCTCACCCTGTCGCATCAGTTCGCCAAACGAAACCGGGTCGTCGCGCGGCTTCGTCGGGATGCCTTCGTTTCGGACCCGCTGGTGCCGACGCAGAATATTACTGCGTCGATGACAGCGACCCTGACGGTGGACTTCCCGACGACCGGTCTCACAGCCGCAGACGCCCAGAACTTGGCGAATGCCTTGACTGGGTGGGCCACGAGCACGAATGTGCTCAAGATGCTGAACGGGGAAACCTGAACGGCGTTGTCGGCCCGCGCTGTGTAGCAACGGACGCCGCAAGGTGATGTTACTGGGGCGTTTGCGAACGCACCTGGACGCTTACCCCCTTGAAAGGAGGTTGCGTGAAAAGCCTTGTAGGTCTCCTTGAAGACCTCCTGCATGATTGTGGGAGGAAGAGCGGTGCCCCCGTGCATCGCGACGTTGAGACGTTGCGTGCACGAGTCAAACACGAAGGTGATTCGTTCATCACGATCACCTTGCCCGCCTTTTGCTCGGACTTCGAAAGAGGTCTTGAGCTTGGGCAGCTGGGCCCTGGGCTGTTCGCTGGCTTTGCCAAGCGACAGTCCGGAATTCCTGCTTTCTTGCAGGGATTCCTGTCCCGAGTGTTTGACAAAAATGGGAAGTTGCGCGACGAACCGTCGGTCGATTGCATTCGTTCCGTTAGGCAGCTATGCCTTTTCGGGAAGAAGATCCTCAGGCCGTGCAGTGATGCTCGGTTGAAGGACGCGATCGAAGGTTACGTGCGCTGCGATGACGAGGTTGCAATGCCCCAAGGCCAGTTGCAAAGGTACTTCGAGAAAGTGGCCTCCATTTTGATGGAAAGCCTCCGCCTCGCGGACGTCGATTTCGAATCGACGTTCATGCCTAAGCACGGACCCGGAGCAACGCAGGAGCACATTAGCGGAAACGCGAAGTGGCGCTTCTTGACCTGGCATTCGCGTCTTGACGCCTCTGGAATTACATTCCAGAAGTTCGCCCGGGGTACTCAAATTCCCCACGAGCCCGACGTCGATGACCCACAGCCAGCCCTCGTCGAGCCAGAGGCCGAGCCACCCGTGAGGGTGGTCTTCGTGCCAAAGACCCTGAAGACGCCTCGAGTCATTGCC